CACCAGTGTTCTTCATTTCCATGTAGTGAAGGTGACATGGTAATCTTTCCATCGAATCTAATGCACATGGCTCCACCGCATGACAGCGAAGAGGAGCGTGTAATTATTTCATTCAATTTGATATGAAACTGATTGATAAGAAAGACTCTCGGTATTTTACTGAGACTTCTAAAGATCCATACATCCGTCATCGTTATAAGTTGGTGGATATGCATGGTGACTTTGTAATTTTTGATAACTGGGAAGATACCCAGATGATGTGGTGGAACACACCATCTCAGTTTTTGTCTCACATTGAGGTTCTTGATAATGCGTAGTGATTTTCTCTGGGTCGAAAAGTATCGCCCCAAAACTATCGATGATTGCATCCTCCCTGAAGCAACTAAGAAAACATTCAATGATTTCCTAGCACAGGGAGAGATTCCTAACCTGCTTCTTGCAGGTCCTGCTGGTTGTGGTAAGACTACTATTGCTCGTGCTTTGTGTGAGCAACTCAACTGTGACTACATTATTATCAATGGATCCGATGAAGGGAGATTTCTCGATACTGTACGGAATCAAGCAAAGAACTTTGCTTCGACCGTCTCACTTTCTTCAGATGCACCACACAAGGTCATCATTATCGACGAGGCTGATAACACGACCCACGATGTACAGCTCCTCCTACGGGCTAATATTGAGGCGTTTTATGGCAACTGCAGATTCATCTTCACCTGCAACTACAAAAACAAAATCATTGAACCCCTTCACTCTCGTTGTGCAGTCGTTGAGTTCTCCATCAACGGAACTCAAAAACCTGCAATCGCAGCATCCTTCTTCAAGCGTCTCCAAGAAATCCTGGGTACAGAAGGTGTTGAATATGATAACAAGGTCTTGGTAGAACTTGTCAATAAGCACTTCCCTGATTGGCGTCGTGTGCTCAATGAGTGCCAGCGTTACTCGGTCGGGGGTAAGATTGACTCTGCTATTCTCGCTTCCTTTGGAGATGTAAAAGTAAATGATCTCATTCAAAAACTTAAGCAAAAGGACTTTCAGGCTGTCCGTAAGTGGGTCGTTTCTAACCTGGATAATGATCCTGGTGTACTTCTGCGGCGTGTTTACGATGCTCTTTACAGCACCCTTGAAGGCCCTTCTATTGCTGCTGCCGTGCTCATTATTGCTAAGTATCAGTATCAGATCGCATTTGTTGCCGACCAGGAGATCAACCTCCTCGCGGCGTTGACTGAAATCATGGTGGAGTGTAACTTCAAATGAAAAAAACTAAGTACATCTACAAACACGCCGTTTATGGTGGTGGTCCTAATGGATTCAATGATGGAGAAGTTGGAGCGTTCTTTGCCGAGAGTGGTGTGAAACTCCATGCATCTAAGAAAGATGATTGCTTCTACTCTTGGGAATTTGCTGGTGATCAATGTTCGTGGTTTATCTTCTCACATTCAGAGGAAGTTGAGATTGAGGAAAAGGTAACTAAACTTCCTACCGAGAACAAGTATGAGAATGGTTACAACTGGAAAGCAAAGGGTCCAAATGCTAGGTTGAGGAAAGCAAATCCAAAGGCAGATCCTTACTGGAGCATCAACAAAGGAAAATCCCCAATCAATCCAAAAACAGGTCGTCGTGACGGTGGAGTGTAACTTCAAATGATCAATTTACTTGGTAATGAGGAATTCAAACCACTGGTTAAAAATGGCACGGTCATTCCAAATTACTATATTTCTGAGGACGGCAGAATTGCTAACCTTAAAACAGGTAAACTGATGAAGGTAAGAAATATTTACTCTAAAAGAAGTTCAAGATTAGAGGCTCAATTTCTTACTCTCACTGTTCCAAATACTTTATTTGACGATTATCAATATCATCAAAAAAATAAAAACACAGTTGCCTTTTCAGTTAGTATTCATAGAGCTGTAATGGAAACTTGGAGACCCATTGACAAATACCCGCCTGTAGCATTGAAAGATGGTTGGAACGATGTTCCCGAAGAATGGCGTCAATGGGTGAGAGATACTGCTCTTGTCGATCACATTGATGATGACCCCACAAATAACCATGTAAACAATTTGAGGTGGGTAACACCAAGAGAAAATTCTCATTATATAAAAAAGCAAAAGGGTGTATAAATAACCACGAGTTCACATACAGTGGACCAACAGACACACACAGAATAGGAGAGTGTTATGGCTAACCCATATGAATTGCGCTGGGATCTTTTCCAGAATGCAGAGAATCGTTTAGTAAATAGATATCACGCGGCAGAAAGTCGTTGGGATAGGTTAACAGAACAAGGAGCGGATGCTGGAGAGTATCCAACCTACCCAACAGAAGAAGAAATTTTTGAACTTGCTAATGCAATGAAGCGGTTCATTGAGGGCAACTAATCATGTCGCATACAATCCCTCAATTGATGCCTCCTTTTTTGGATGAAGAACTTGTCACAGGAATAGACAGGAAAAACTCTGACACCATTTTTTCTGGCAAGAGTGCAGAAAGTATTATTGCTGGTTATCTTCTTAGAAACAAAATTAATTATGCAGAACCTGCGATTGATCAGGGAAATGATTTCTGGGTAGAAGAAAATGGAGTTATTAAAAGAGCACAAGTCAAGAAAGTAGTCTTCAAGATGAAACTTGATGTCAATGTAAGTAAGAGACGGGGATTCGAAGTTCGCCGCCCTACATTTGATTTCAGATTTCAATCTGCAGGAGCATCAAATAGTGGGAGAAAGTTTTACGGACCTTCTGATATTGATGTCTTCTACCATGTTCTTTATACTCCGTTTAGAGAATTAATTTTCAAGATTAATTCTAATGAAGTTCCATTAGATAAAAACGGACACTTCTTACAGGCTAAGAGTGCTGCATTTGATAGGTCTTTCACTCAAAGGAAGATTGCCGAGATTGATTATGCAAAGGCATTGATTTCTTCCAAGTATGATGTTAGACTGATACAAGAAAATCCCGACTTCTTTTTCCCACAGAGTCAGCAAACTGTAATGGACTTCTTTGAATGAAATCTTTGAAAACTCCTCTTCGTTATCCTGGTGGCAAGTCTCGCGCTGTCCAAAAACTATTCTCATATATCCCCGATAAGGAGTATGATGAACTGCGGGAACCGTTCCTTGGCGGCGGTTCCTTCGCTATTGAATGGACTAAACGGTATCCAGACAGCAGAGTCTGGGTTAACGATCTTTACGAACCTCTGGTGAACTTCTGGCAGCAGTTGCAGATGTTTGGTAGAGAAATGCGGGATGAATTAAATCAACTCAAACACCGTCACATTGATCACGCCAGTGCAAAATCATTATTCCTTGACGCCAAAGAATATCTTGCTAGACCTGTGGAAGACACTGAAAGTTTCCACCGTGCTATTTCCTTCTATGTGGTTAATAAGTGTTCTTTCTCAGGGCTCACCGAATCTAGTTCATTCTCAAAGCAAGCAAGTGACTCAAATTTCTCCTTCAGAGGAATTGACAAACTGCCCTTCTACTCAGAATTAATCAAGAACTGGAACATCACAAACTATTCTTACGATTATCTGTTGGATGAATCCCCAGAGAAATGCTTTGGTTTAGTGGATCAAAACATCTTTGTTTATCTTGATCCTCCTTATGACATCAAAGACAATCTTTATGGTCGTAAGGGATCAATGCATAAAGGGTTTGATCATGACCAGTTTGCAAAAGACTGCGATGCTTGTAAGATAGATAGTCTTGTAAGTTACAACTCAAGTCAACTCGTTAAAGATCGGTTCACTAACTGGAAAGCATCTGAGTTTGATCTCACCTACACGATGCGTTCGGTTGGACAGTACATGCGGGAACAACAAGAGCGTAAAGAATTAGTTTTGGTAAATTATTGACATGAAAGTAATTGGTGTAAATGGTGCCCTAGATTGGGATGCGAATGAATTTGGTAAACCCAACACATACATTCATGATGCAGGAGCAACTCTCTTTGTTAATGGCAAGCATGTAAGATCTATCAACGAAGAGAGACTGACTCGTATTAAGGATGAGGGTAATTATCCACACAAATCTATTGAGTATGTGTTGGGTGAATACGCACCAGAGGATATTGATATTGTTTGCTATGTTCCATCCTACTCCGAAATTGGTCAAGAACAACTAGTCGATCACACTGCCAAGAGAATGCTCAGGGAATCTTTTCCCAATGCTGAGGTGTGGATGCTTTCCCATCATCTCTGCCATGCAGCATCTTCAGTCTTTACTGCTCCATTTGATAGGGGTAGTTTTTTGACTCTTGATGGTCTTGGTAGTGGTGTTTGGGATTTTGCTAGCGGTTGTGTTCGTTTTGGTGAGAATAATAGTATTGGATACTTTGATAAGAAGAAGAAAATTTTTAGAACATTCAGGGGATCTAGTGAACTTGGATTGAATAGTTTTGGTGAATATTATTGTAATATGTCTCAGTTCATCTATGATCAAAAACATAGAGAATTGATGCGTCAGCAATCTGATCTTCCTGAAGATGTATTTAAAAATATTCAGTTTGCCCAGAACTTTGATGTTACTCCTAAAGAGGGTAAGATCATGGGACTCTCTGCTTATGGAAAAAATTTAGGTGAGGAACCTCCCGTCTGTTTTTCTACAGAGTTTCCCAAAAAAATGTTTGACATTGATCGTTGGGAAATGGGACTTCCTGAAGTTCATTTTTATGACTATGGAATAATTTGTAACTATCTTAAGGGCACACCAGAGGATAAGGCATACTACACTCAGTATTGGTTTGAGAAGGCAATATATTATTATGTCTCAGAATTGAGAAAAGATTATCTTGAAGAGGATCACTGCTTTGCTGGTGGATGTTTCTTGAATATCACTGCAAATACTTTACTTAAACCTCTGTTCAAGAATATACATATTCCCCCATACACTAATGACTCTGGAATTCATTTTGGAGCTGCTGCATGGGGTTCATATAAGATGAACCAGACTATCGAGATGCCAACAAACATTGCTCTGCTTGGTAAGTCTTATGCTGATTTTGTTCCCGAAGAAACCAATTGTGAGTACTACGAAGATTTTGGTGAGCTATGTGAGGTTGTTGCTCATGAGTTAGATCAAGATAAGATCGTTGGATGGTTCCAAGGTCGCTCTGAGCATGGTCCTAGAGCATTAGGATCCAGATCTCTGCTGATGAGTCCTAAAAAAGCAGAGAACAAAGATATTATGAATGCTAGAGTTAAGAAGAGGGAGTATTGGCGTCCGTTTGCTGGTATAATGTTGGAGGAGTATATTGATGAATATTTCGACGAGGGTATGATTACTCCGTATATGTTGTACTCTCAGACATCTATCACCAAGAAACTCCCCGCTATTGACCATAGGGATCGCACATGTAGGATTCAAACAGTAAACGATGAGTTGAATCCTAGAATGTGTCAGTTGCTTCGGAAACTAGAGGTTCCTGTTCTAATGAACACCTCATTTAATATCAGCGGTGAACCAATCGTTGAAACTCCAGAGGACGCCATTGCCTCATTCAAGAAAATGGACATTGATTATCTTGTCATTGGTAACTACTTACTATGGAACTGAAGGATTGGTTGAACTCTATTAACATGAACAAACAGGATCTTAGTGAGGATCCTGAGGCATGCAAAAAGTATCCTGCTTACATCGTGAATCGTTGTATGTCTGGGCACATCGATGCTATCTTGTTTGCCAATGAGATGAACAAGAATACTCATCTTAACAAAGACATGCAGTACCATTTCATGCTACATAGCCTCAGGAAAAGGAAACGGTTTTCTCCCTGGTTGAAGCAAGAAAAGATTGCTGATTTGGAAGTAGTAAAAAAATACTACGGATATAGTAATGAAAAGGCACAGCAAGCACTTAAGATTCTTTCTCCAGAGCAAATCAAATTCATCCATAATAAAATGGACACGGGTGGAATTAAAAAATGAAAGTCTTAAGCATTGATATAGATTATACTTTTCCTACAGTAGATGAATGGCCAAATGAAGATAACGAGATGTTCTCTGAGTGGCATCCATACACAAAATGGTACTATTATTTTCTAAGGTATCCTTTTTTAAATACAAGGGAAAAGATAATTGATGAGCAATGCTTAGACTATCTTATTGAAACATTTACAAGGGCGCTTTCTGCTAGTCCAAACGCCCATGTTTGGTTTGGGATGGATCATGATTATATTCTCAAATATCTTCATGATAAGAATGATATTGAAATCGTTAATATTGATCACCATGACGATTTTCTTGCTGGATGTTATGTAAGTCCAGAAGATGCTGACAATGAACAGCTTCATATGGCAGGATATCTAACTGAATATGCAATGGCAAAAGCATATGGAAAGGTAGATGAGGGTAGTTGGGGATCATATCTTCATTCTCAAGGTAGATTGAAGAACATGGTTTGGATTAGAAACGATGATGGCAAGGCAGTAGAGGATACTCGTACACCGTATAATCAGTTCATCTGCGAAAACATTGGTACACCTTGCAAGTGGGAGACAATGTTTGCTGAAGAATATGATCATGGAAATTATCAGTACGATGCAATTTTTGTTTGCCTCTCTCCAGCATATTTTCCACCAAGTCAGTGGGGATTGTTTAGTATTTTCCTAGGAATCTACGAAGATTTCACTGGAAAGAGTTGTAAACTTGAAGAATTCTGGGACAAGAAGTGGATGAATAAAATGGGATATGGTAGAGCAAAGGAGATACTCCAAGAATCTCTGGAAGAAGTCAAGAAAAGTTTTGCTAAATAATAAAAACATTTTTGATTTATTGAGATGAGTGTCGTTGTTGAACCGACCGTTGACTGGTCGCCCGAGAAGATGATTGAAGTTTCTCTGAGTGAACCTGACGATTTCCTGAAGGTGCGAGAGACCCTAACCAGAATCGGTGTAGCATCCAGAAAGGAAAAGAAACTGTATCAATCCTGCCACATTCTTCACAAGCAGGGTAGATATTACATCGTTCACTTCAAAGAGTTGTTTGCTCTTGACGGTAAGAAGGCAAATCTTACCGTCAACGATGTCCAGCGTCGTAATAGAATCTCCCAACTGCTTGCTGATTGGGGACTGATCACTGTTGTTGATGCAGAAAAGATTCAGGACATTGCTCCTCTTAATCAAATCAAAGTTCTTTCCTACAAAGATAAGAACAACTGGGTTCTTGAAACAAAATATAACATCGGTCGCAAGACTAAGGTAGAAGGAGAAGAAACCGTATAAATAATTCGTCGCTCTTTCGTGCGCGACTCTATACATACGGAATATACGCTACTTTATGGGGGCTTGACGCCCCCTTTTTTATTTGCTATAATACTCGCATAAACAAAATTCGTTATGGCTTCCACAAAAGCACAAAAAGTGACTGTCACTGCATCTCGTCTCAATCAGTTGATCAAAGCAGTTGACACCCTAGACTGCCTTTATCAGAAAGGTATGGTTGAAATGAAACCAGGAACTTATCAGAACATGATCAGTGCTGCATCTTATGCCAGCGCAGAAGTTGCCAGACAAACCAAGCGTCGGGGAGCTCACTGTCACATTGTTGCTGATCAGGAGCGTCAACATCTCCTCTCAGTAGAGAGGGCAAAAACCGAATAAAAAGATACGGGGGTCCACACCCCCTTTTTAATGCAAACTATTATAATTAGTATTGGATGCCGAAAGGGTCCACACAACACAAACTCGCTTTTAAAGGAGCTACCATAATGGCAAACCTTGCACGGTATAATGCGTCGGATCTTTCTGCTTTGATGGATAAGATCACACGCAATAGCATTGGCATGGATGATTATTTCGATCGTATCTTCAAACTACACGAAACTACTTCCAATTATCCCCCATATAACCTCTACAACATCAGCAATACTGAATGTAAGCTGGAAGTCGCCTTAGCAGGATTTAAGAAGGCGGAGGTGTCTGTCTATACGGAGGCTGGTAAACTCTTCGTAGAGGGGCAGAAGGAGGACAAAGAGACCGATACCATCTTCTCCCACAAAGGATTGGCGCAGAGGTCCTTTACGAGGGTCTGGACGCTCTCTGATGAGACGGAAGTTAGGGATGTGATCTTTGAGGACGGCCTCTTGACAGTGACTCTTGGGAAGATTATCCCAGAGGCGCATAAGCGTAAGGACTGGTTCTAAATATCGGGGGGGTTGATCACCCCCCTTTTTCATGCTATACTACTAAGAGGTAAAAAGTGTACTATGTCGGTTAGAGTTGCTGTGATTGGCGATGATCAAATTATCGCTGATATCAAAGAAATGATTGATCCCGAGGATAAAACCCGTCAATATATTTTCAATAATCCATATCGTGTCATTTTGCAACCAACGATGACTCTTATGGAAGATGCAAGTGGAGAACCTCCCAACACATCCCAAGTTTCTCTTGCTACTTGGCAACCGCTTACATCTGATACAATGTTTATTGTAAATCCAAGCACTGTTCAGACCGTATTCGAACCAGTTGTGGATCTTAAAAACATGTACAAGGAGTTGATTGATGCCCTCAACTAAAATTATTGTCCTTAAAGAAGACTATAAATGTCTCATTGCTGGAGTTGAAGAAGTCTACGGTGCAGACATTGGCGAACCAGACTGCGAACTTACCAACCCTTATGAGTTCATTCCTCAAGATGAGGATTATGATGGTCCATATAAAGATCGTTTAAAACCCTGGACCGTTCTGAAAGTTAGTTCTCAGAAAAAGTGTAGAATCCAAAGTGATACGATTCTAACTCTGGTTGATCCCGAATCCTTTATCCTGCAAGCATACAACGAACTGCTATCTGAATGAAATTCTATACTAATGTACAAATGATTGGGGACCAGTTCCTCGTCCGTGGTTATGATAATGGTGAGTACATTCAGTTTCGTGAGAAATATCAACCAACTCTCTTTGTTCCTTCAAAGAAAAAGTCCTTCTACAAAACTCTCGATGGTGATTATGTCGAACCCATTAAACCTGGATTCGTCTCAGACTGTCGGGAGTTTATTAAGAAGTATTCCCAAGTAGATAACTTTAAAATCTACGGTAACGAAAGGTTTATCTACCAATATATTTCTGATAAGTACCCTCAAGATCAGATTGACTTTGATATCAGTAAGATTCGTCTCGTAACGGTCGATATTGAGACTCGTTCCGAGAACGGGTTTCCTGATGTTGAGTCTGCTGATCAGGAAATTCTTCTTATTACTATCCAAGATTACAATACAAAGGAGATTACTACCTGGGGTCAAGGTCCATTCAAGATCAAACAGGATAATGTCCGCTACATTCAATTCAACAATGAGCGTGATCTTCTGAATGACTTCATCAACTGGTGGATGGCAAACACTCCTGATGTTGTGACTGGTTGGAATATCCAACTGTTCGATATCCCGTTCATTACTAAGCGTATTGACCGTGTTCTGGGTGAGAAACTTGCTAAGAGACTGTCTCCATGGGGTCTAGTATCTCAGAAAGAGGTATTCATCAAAGGTCGTAAGCAAATTTTCTACGATATTGGTGGCATTACCCAACTAGACTATCTTGATTTGTATAAGAAATTTACTTATACGAACCAGGAATCATATCGTCTTGACCACATCGCCAATGTAGAACTTGGTCAGAAGAAACTCGATCACTCTGAGTTTGATACCTTCCAAGAGTTCTATACTAACGGTTGGCAGAAGTTTGTAGAGTACAACATCATCGATGTGGAGCTCGTAGACCGTCTTGAGGATAAGATGAAGTTGATCGAGCTCGCCTTGACTATGGCATATGATGCCAAAGTGAACTATAATGATGTCTTCTATCAGGTGCGGATGTGGGATACCATCATCTACAACTACTTGAAGAAGAAAAACATTGTTATTCCTCCTAAGGAGCAGACGGATAAGGATGAAAAATATGCAGGGGCGTATGTTAAGGAACCGAATCCTGGGGTATATGATTGGGTGGTCAGCTTTGATCTTAATTCCCTGTATCCTCATCTTATTATGCAGTACAACATCTCCCCTGAAACCCTCATCGACGAACGGCATCCCACTGCATCTGTTGAAAGGATCCTAAAGGAAGAGATTAACTTTGAGATGTATAAAGACTACGCTGTCTGCGCTAACGGTGCCATGTACCGTAAGAATAAGAAGGGATTTCTCCCCGAACTGATGGAGAAAATGTATGGCGAGCGTGTCATTTTCAAGAAGAGGATGCTCAAAGCCAAACAGGAGTATGAGAAGACACCTACTGATGCACTTAAAAAAGAGATCGCCAGATGTAACAACATTCAAATGGCGAAAAAGATTTCTCTTAACTCTGCTTATGGTGCTATTGGTAATCAATACTTCAGGTATTTCAAACTAGCAAACGCAGAAGCAATCACTCTGTCTGGTCAGGTCTCGATTCGTTGGATCGAGGACAAAATGAACGAATATCTAAATAAACTTTTGCAAACCGAGGGCAATGATTATGTCATCGCTAGCGATACCGACTCAATCTATCTTAATCTCGGACCTCTTGTTACTAAATTTTTTGGTAATAAGTCTGGTGATAAAGCAGCAGTTGTGGGGATACTTGACAAGATCTGCCAAGAAAAGTTGGAACCATTCATCGAATCCAGTTATCAGGAACTTGCGGATTATGTTTCGGCATATGAACAGAAAATGAGCATGAAGCGGGAGAATATTGCTGACCGTGGTATTTGGACCGCTAAGAAGCGTTACATTCTCAATGTATGGAATAGTGAGGGCGTTGCATATACTGAACCTAAACTCAAAGTCATGGGCATTGAGGCAGTCAAATCCTCTACTCCTGCACCCTGTCGTCAAATGCTTAAGGAATCCTTTAAAATCATGATGTCGGGGTCAGAAGATGCTATGATTGACTACATAGATCAATGCCGTAGCAAGTTTAAGAAACTTGCTCCTGAGGAAATTTCTTTTCCAAGATCTGTTAGTGAAGTAACAAAGTACAAGTCGTCCTCTGATATCTATATCAAGGGTACTCCTATACATGTTCGGGGCGCATTGCTGTTCAATCACTACATCAAGAAAGAGAATCTTACCAACAAGTATTCATTGATCCAAAATGGGGAGAAAATTAAGTTCTGCTATCTGAAGAAACCAAATATCATTCATGAGAATGTTATTTCTTTCATCCAAGATTTTCCAAGAGAACTTAATATCTCCAAATATGTTGACTATGACTTGCAATTTGACAAGGCATTCTTAGAACCTCTAAGGATCATCCTAGATGCTATTGGTTGGTCCGTAGAAAAAACAGCAACCCTAGAAATGTTTTTCTCATGAACGAATATGTATACTCCGATGGAGAATCCAAACAGGACAAATGGAATAGGGGTCTAGATCTTTTTATTGAATCTGTTCTTAAACCTGATAGCAAATTGCGTCAGTGTGCCCACAATCAAAAGTGCTACCACGAACTAATGGATGTTCGTGAGAATGTGCTAGAATACCTGAAGACACTGCGTTGGAATTAAATGGACTTTTTGAAAGAGATCGTGAAGGAGGTTGGTGGTGAGTACACCCAACTTGCAGCAGACATCGATGACTCCGAAACTTATGTTGACACGGGTTCGTACATTTTTAACGGACTCGTTTCAGGTAGTGTATTTGGTGGTGTATCTGGCAATAAGATTACTGCTATTGCTGGAGAGTCTAGCACTGGAAAGACTTTCTTCAGTCTCGCCGTTGTTAAGAATTTTCTTGATTCCAATCCCGATGGTTATTGTCTCTATTTTGATACTGAGGCAGCTATTAATAAGTCCTTACTTGAATCTAGGGGTATTGATCTCGCCCGTCTAGTGGTTGTTAATGTAGTTACCATTGAAGACTTCCGTAGCAAAGCACTGAAGGCAGTTGATATCTATCTGAAGAAACCCGTTGACGAGCGTAAACCCTGTATGTTCGTTCTGGATTCTCTTGGTATGTTGTCTACTGAGAAGGAGATTACTGATGCTCTGAATGACAAGCAGGTTCGTGATATGACAAAATCACAACTGGTTAAAGGTGCCTTCCGTATGTTGACATTGAAACTCGGACAGGCTAATATACCCATGATCGTTACTAATCACACCTACGATGTCATTGGTTCTTATGTCCCTACAAAGGAAATGGGGGGAGGCAGCGGACTCAAGTATGCTGCGTCTACAATTATCTATCTCAGCAAGAAAAAAGAAAAAGATGGAACAGAAATCGTTGGTAACATTATCAAGGCTAAGACTGCTAAGTCTCGTTTGAGTAAGGAGAATAAAGATGTGGAAATTCGTCTTTATTATGATGAGCGTGGTCTTGATAGATATTATGGTCTTCTTGAACTCGGTGAACTGGGCGGTCTCTGGAAAAATGTTGCAGGTCGATATGAAATCGACGGCAAAAAAGTCTATGCTAAGCAGGTCTACAAAGAACCCGAAAAGTATTTTACTGATGAAGTAATGCAGCAACTTGATGAGGTTGCTAACAAAGAGTTTAGTTACGGGGAATGACTTTGGATAGGATTGAATTGACAATCCTAAGGAACCTGATACATGATGAAGAGTTTCTTAGGAAGGTTCTACCTTTCATAGAACCTGATTATTTTAATGAGCGTACTGAGCAGGTGATCTTCGAAGAGATTGCCACATTTGCCCAAGAGTATGACAGGATTCTTACTCCTGAAATCCTTGGCATTGAAGTTCAGAATAGAGACGATCTAACTGAACAAGAATACAAAGACATTGGTCGTGTAGTTGACATCTTAAAAGAGAGCGAGACTCACTCTCAATGGTTACTTGACGCTACTGAAAAGTGGTGTCGTGATCGTGCCATCTATTTGGCACTCATGGAATCAATTCAAATTGCAGACGGCAAAGATTCCAAGAAAACTAGGGATGCAATCCCTGGTATTCTGTCGGATGCACTTGCAGTCTCATTTGATAATCACATTGGACATGATTATCTTGAAGACTATGAGCAACGCTACGAATCCTATCATAAACAGGAATCTAAGATCCCGTTCGACCTTGATTACTTTAACAAGATTACGAAAGGCGGTCTCCCTAATAAAACACTTAACATTGCTCTGGCTGGCACAGGCGTTGGTAAGTCTTTGTTTATGTGTCATGTCGCAAGCTCGGTGCTATTACAGGGCAAGAATGTCTTATACATCACGCTTGAAATGGCTGAAGAAAAAATTGCAGAAAGAATTGATGCTAATCTGCTTAATGTTAACATCAGAGATCTAGTCGAACTTCCTCGTCAGATGTTCGAGACAAAAGTATCTAACCTCGCTGCAAAAACACAAGGATCACTTATAATTAAAGAATATCCTACAGCCAGTGCCCACAGTGGACATTTCAAGTCTTTGCTTAATGATCTGGCACTCAAGAAATCTTTTCGTCCAGATATTATCTTTATTGATTATCTTAATATATGCGCTTCCTCACGCTATCGCGGCGCGATTGGTGTCAATTCATATAGCTATATCAAGGCAATTGCTGAAGAGCTTAGAGGACTCGCTGTCGAAGCAGAGGTCCCTATCGTATCTGCCACCCAGACCACTCGTTCTGGTTATAGTAGCAGTGATGTTGACATTACTGATACTAGTGAGTCCTTTGGGCTCCCTGCTACTGCTGATCTTATGTTTGCCCTTATTTCATCTGAAGATCTTGAAGGACTCGGGCAAATTATGGTGAAGCAATTGAAGAATAGATACAATGATCTCAATGTAAATAAGAGATTTGTTCTTGGAGTTGATAGGGCAAAGATGAGATTGTATGATTGTGATCAATCTGAAGGTGGAAGTCTTCATGATAGCGGAAACGAAGAGAATGCAGAAGCATTTGTAAAGTCAAATAAGTTTGAGGGATTTAAGTTTGATTAGATCAGCAAATAAAATTTGGAATCAAATCTCTGAGGTTAATAACTTAGAGTTTGAATACTTGCTGTTAGATGGCAAAGTCCCTGTTCTTGTAGCAAATGATGTTTATAAAAACCCAGACTTAGTATCTGAGTTTTTTGAGAATCTTGATTACTGGGAAACCAAAGAAATTAAAAACACTCAAATTATTCGTCCTGGTCTTACACATAACTTCCCCGAAATTATTCAAGATCAAATTTCAAATCAGATAGAAGAAAGGGTCAAACCTTTGTTCGGTGTCTCTAAAATGGACATCTTTGATTTGTATTGTCAATGCACTAGTCCAGATATGACACTAGATGCTACTAGCAGTCTCTGCTGCTATCCCCACATTGATGTTCCCGTCTTCGATTCTTTCGATCCAATTCCATGTCTTGTTGCTAACATCAATTTTACCAAAAGCGATGATCCAGTTTCTACGGGATTTTGGTCTTGGAAAGGAAAGACAAATTCATTAGACTTTAATCGTAACGATAAGAACAGTATAGAAAATTTTTATCGCAGACATGAAGAACTAAATGTTGGATCTTGGTTTCAAATAAAAGATTATGAAGATTTTAAATTTGAAACTTCCGTCACTATGGGGTATAATAGTCTAGTGTTGTATCCGACCACGAATCTTCACAACGCCTATATTGAACCTAATTGGTTTAGTGATAGGCAAAGATTAATGCTCTCTATCTTCTACTTCATATCACCAGAGGATTTAGATTTTGAGGAGAGATACATAGATACTGTCTCCTATAGTTGGGAGCATTTCAGACTTGATACCTTGTTCAACTATCATCCCAAACAAACTCACTTTGAATAATTATTATGCCTACTTATTCCTCTGCAATTGCTGATAATCTTCCCGAACCTCAGCGTCCTACTACTGCCACTCCTCCTCGTCGTCCTCGTGCAAAGGAATTTTGGGAGGTAGAACCTGGAGATCCTGAAACTGCAGCATGGCAGGACAATCCTGAGAACCCCACTGGACCTCAAGGAGTTCCTGCTGCACAACCAACTCCTGCCGAACAACAGCAACAAGCAGTGCAAAACATGCAAGTGGTAGTTACTAAAGAACAACCTAAGAAGTATGGTAACTATATTGAGTTTGTCGATCAGGTTACCAGTGCTCCTTCTAAGGACAATGCTCAGTTCATCGCTCGTGTTGCATCTCTGAAAGCAGAAGGATGTGACATCCAGCGTCTCCTGACTGCTGCTGTTGGTATCGCTGCTGAAGGCGGTGAGTTCATGGAGATCGTTAAGAAGATCACCTTCCAAGGAAAGCCCTGGAACGAAGATAACATCGAGCACCTGAAGATTGAACTCGGTGATGTCATGTGGTATGTCGCTCAGGCATGTATGGCACTGGACATCTCTCTGGAAGAAGTTCTGGATCGTAACATCAGCAAACTTGCTGCTCGTTATCCCGAAGGCACCTTTGATGCCTACTACTCTGAGAATCGTAAAGCAGGTGACCGTTGATGATTAACCTTGAACTTGAACCACAAACCGCAGTGCATGTATTGCAAGCTCTTGTAGATGCTCAGAACGGATATACCTATGAAGAGCATTGTGTCCCTACTCGTATCGTTGAAATTCGTGAAGTAATTTCTCGGATTGATACTGCTCTTGATGAGGCAATGAACGACTAATGCTTTCTCTTTGGATTCACCTAGTAGCATTCTTCCAAGTTGTCGTGATGAATTGTATTCAACCTGTCAACTGGAAGTATTGCTATCGGGTGGACCAGTGGTTGATTCCAGATGTTGTAGAAGGATATCAACTTTGGACTGGAGAAAAACATCCTTATCAGAATGAAAAGGACTATCTAAATAAGAGGGAATAGTACTCCCTCTTTTTTCATGGCTGAACCGTCAGAAGGTTTTTTTGCTGGTTGTGCTTTATGCACCAATCAAGAAATGGATGCGGCGGTTGCTAATGAGACCAGTCTGCAAAATTTCTACAACATCATGTATCAAAGGTACATGAGTGCTGGAGTTGTTGGGGCTGGTAATGTAAAGAAGGATTTTGAAAAAGTAATTACCTTAACATCAAGCACAAAAACAGATAAGTTTTATTCTGACTTGGTAGTAGGAATTTCCGCAGTCAAAGCAGTTAGACAATATCTTGCTGCTAGTTCAACTATGAGAGGAATTTCTGGAAACAGTGTTCCTGATGCAGTGTATCTAACTGGTACGCAGTGGCCAGCTGCAGTACAACAATTTAAGTTCGCTGCATTTGGAATGGCGGACTACAACTCATCTGACTTGATTTTACAGTATGGTAGGAACTATGTGGGAGTATCGCTGAAAAAGAAACCAAAAGGAACAGCAGCAGATCCCACTCTTATCAACAAGGCGTTTGATACTGTTCTCAATGGACCACAGTTCGCTGGCATTAAGACACAGCTTCAAACAGCAAGACAAAATTTCTTTGCTGGAGTCGTAAGAGAAGCATTAACCACTGGTCCTTTAGTTGGTATTGCCAAACTTCCAGATGGTACTGATCCTAGATCTGCACCTGCAGAGAAACTTTGGAATACCAGAATTGGTATTATGAAGAATGGGAAACCAACAACAGTTCCCTTGATCAACCTCAAAAGTATTGGACTTGTCTCTGATCCTGCACTTCTGAATACAGCAGAAATTTCTAAGACTGATGCAAATGCGATGAGAGATTTTGTTAATGCAAAACTTGGAAAGGTTGGTAATCAACCTAATGCTTTGTATAGTCAGTTCCTCAATATTATTAAACAGAATCAGCAGTTGTTCGCTGATACTCTTATTAACCTCATCTTAAAGAAAAGTCTTCTTGATACGATGAGCGAGTACACTCAAAATGATTTTGAGTTTATCTTGACAACTGGTGTAGGACAGGTTACTATATCTAAGTCAACTGGTATGAATATCAACCTAGGTTCAGGTCAGTGTATTGGTATTGATAGCGTTGGGTTGGCACTTGCTTATCTTAGAAAGCAACCTAAAGTTATTGATATCGACAAAGCAAAAACTCAGGCATCAAACGCTGCTAAGTTATATTTCAAAGTAAAGTCTGGTCAATTAGAATTGCTGGATCTTGAATTAAGATACAAGGGTGACTTTAAATCCCAACCACAGTTCCAAGCATTCTTAACACCAGAGTTTAAATCTCTCCTCAAAGGACAATTCGGTAACGCTAGAAACATTATTTTTGGTTAGTATGCATTTTGATTTGTTTCCTCAGCGAATATACAAGTACCATCTTGATCCTACTGAAATAAAACAGCATATGCTGGATAGGTATAATTCCTATAAGGATTTTTCTATTAACGGAACTCCTTCTGGTTGGTTTTGTAATGTCAGGACAGAATTTGAAGGTGCGTTTCCTCAAGAGATTAGTGATAATTATACTGGTGTTTTGCAACAGTGGAGGAGTGATATTGGACTTTTAGAAAAACCTCATATCTATGAGATTTGGTTGAATACCTACGAACACTCTCATTACCAAGAACCTCACACTCATCTTCCTGGATTTTATTCTGCTATTCATTATGTAATGTTTGATCCTCTTGAGCATGAAGGAACAACATTTTGCAATCCTCTAGATAATATATTTTCTTTCATGTTTGATGGGAACATTATGGATGAAAGATTGAATCCTCACATCTTGGAACATGCCGATATCCCTGTAGAGGAAGGGGACATATTAATTTTCCCATCTCACTTGAGGCACTTTGTTAGAAAGAATGATAGCAAACAACTTCGTATGACTGTATCCTTTAATATAAATAGAGTTGCGGAGAATACACGGCGGGTATTTGCAAAATAATCATGAAGAGTTTCTTCCAGTTTCTAAATGAGGCACAGACTAATGCAGCTAAGCAAGCGAAGAAGCTTGGTCTGAAAGGTGACGGGCATGGTTCTTGGTTAGATTCTCAGAATAGGATTGTAGGTAGAACTGTAGAAGGTGAACTAGTCTTCACCAGTGGTAGAAAACCTGCACAAGAGAGTGATCCTACCAGACCTGGACCTGCTGCTAGAGGAACACTTCCTGATCAACCACCCCCACCTGCTCCTGGGCAGGGTGGAATGCAACCCGAACAAGGTGAAGTTGAGGAAGTAGAAAAGACTAGAGGAACTCTTACCATTGGATTTGGTAGATTCAATCCTCCCACATCTGGTCACGAAAAACTTCTTGATACTATTAAAGATACTGCTGCTGGTGAGCAGTACATTGTATATCCTTCTCATTCTGTAGATCCCCAAAAGAATCCTCTTGATTCTGAGACTAAGGTTCTCTTCATGAAGAAGATGTTCCCTGACCATGCGAATGCAATCGTATATGATCCCGCAATTCGTACTATCTTTGATGCGTTAAAACAAGCCGATGTCGAAGGATATAGTGGCATCAACATCGTGGTTGGTGCTGACAGACAAAAAGAGTTTGAGAACCTCGCAAACAAATACAACGGGCAACTCTATAATTTTGATGCGATTAATGTCATCTCTGCTGGAGAACGGGACCCCGATGCTGAAGGGGTCGAGGGCATGTCTGCTTCGAAATTACGAGCACTAGCAGCAGATGGAGACTATGAATCTTTCAGGAAAGGATTGCCGAAAGCAGCAAAGGGTGTAGTTGCTAGAGAACTGTTTAATACAGTTCAAAGATCTATGGCAACTGCAGCGACTAC